TGGTGATGACCACTGACTACAAGGTCACCTGCCTCGCGAGTTTGTTCGGCGACCTGCAGTATGGCGCTGGCGTCAACGTGGATGGGCTGCCATATACGGTGCGCAATGTTGAGCTGCTTGATGACGGAAAGTTTTGCGATCTGATGCTGCAGCGCAGCGCGACGCCTGTGTTGGCTGCGGTGTCGCCTGCGGTGCTTGACGGCAATGGTGTTGATATAGAGAGCGCGGTTATCCTTAATGGAGGCACGCCATCGACTGATTATGTCGATGGGAACGTATTGAACGGCGGGACGCCATGACTGACACCATCACTCAGTTTCAGCTTCGCAACGGTACTGCTGCAAACTGGACAAGCAGCAACCCAGTCTTGCTTGAGGGTGAGGTTGGTTTTGAGTCTGATACCAGGAAGCTGAAGCTTGGTAATGGCGTGTCAGCTTGGAATGACCTGCTTTACGTGCAGGGATACGACAATCCGACTTTTACCACGCTTGCTACCACTGGGCTGGCGACTCTGCCTCATATTCATGGCGCCCTTGCCGGCCCTGTTTACATTCACTGCCGAAACGGTACTGGAGGAACACTGGCAAAGGGTACGCCGGTGTACATCACGGGCAATGTTGGAGATACTGCAACGGTAATTGTGGCTGCGGCTGATGCCTCGGATTTGACAAAGATGCCAGCGATCGGAATTTTAGATACTGCTTTGAGTGCTGGAGCGGATGGCCATGTGGTGATTTCAGGCGAGATTACGGCCATGAACACCAATGGCTACGCAGTTAATTCCGCTTTGTATGTAGCCAATGGCGGCGGCTTTACGACTACACCTCCAGTCAACAAGCAGCCGATTGGTCGGGTGACCAGGGGGAACAGTAATACGGGGGCGCTGGTTGTAATGGGTCCAGGCGTGGTGCTGTAGCGATGAATATGGACCGCGACACCTTCAAAAACTGGGTCAAGGTCATGCAGGCGCTAGAGCAAGCTGGAAAGACGGATAGCTACATTTATTATCGAGCAAAATCAATTGTGACCAAGCAGGTCGATCCTGGCGCGTTTGGTCCGCTTCCTAAGAGGGGATTCAATGACAACCAAGCGTGAGCGCATTTTGCGCGTCATTAAAGATAAGCTTACCCCTACGCATGGCGTTGACGGGCGTGTGTATCGCAGTCGCGTGACAGCGGTGCAGCGTGCTGAATCACCTGCGATTGTTATCGAGGCGATTAGCGATACGCCAGCGCAGAACACAAGTTTGCCGACACTGGACTGGCGAATGCGCGTGCGTGTGAGCGTGATTGTGCGTGGTGATGCGCCAGACGAGCTTGCGGATCCAATTATTGAGAATATGCACGCTCGCATGGTGGCCGATCTGACCTTGGGCGGCTATGCGATTGACGTGCAGCCAGATGAAGTGACGTTCAATATGTTCGACTCTGACCAGCCTGCTGGCGTAATTTTCAATGATTATATTATTCAATATCGCACAAGTGTTGCCAGTTTGGCGACGTAGAGTCTGATAAGCCACTGGATTTACAGTGATTGATGAGTTTCAAGGGCAAGGTGGCTCGTACATCCTTGACCCCGAGACAGGCATCCGCACTCTCGTTAAGCGGACGCTGCCACCTGTTCCACAAGAGGTAATTTCCAATGCCCCTTCTAACTCGGAAACGTCTGATTCTGCTGGAATCGGAGGGAAGTTACGGGACGGATCCGACTCCGACCGGATCCGACGCCGTTCTGGTTCGCGATCTGAACATCACTCCGCTGCAGAGTGATGTTGTAAGCCGTGATCTTGTGCGCCCTTATTTGGGTGCATCTGAGCAACTGCTGGCCAACACTCGCGTTGAATGCACTTTCAGCGTTGAGCTTGCTGGTTCTGGCGTTGCTGGTACCGCTCCTCGCTATGGCAAAGCTCTGCTCGCCTGTGGCATGAGTGAAACCATCGTGGCTGCCACTAGCGTCACCTACGCCCCTGTGAGTGCAAGCTTTGGCAGCTGCACCATCTATTACAACATCGATGGTGTGCTCCATAAGGTGACCGGTGCTCGCGGTACCTTCACCATCAACTGTGCTGTCGGAGAAATCCCCACAATCGATTTCACCTTCACCGGCATCTACAACACCCCAACCGATACGGCCCTGCCCTCGGTGACCTACGGCGATCAAGCCACCCCTGTTGTCTTCAAGAATGGCAACACTACTGGCTTTGAGCTGTTGTCGTATGCCGGCTGCCTGCAGTCGGTGTCGTTTGATGTGGGCAACACGCTTGTCTATCGTGAGCTTGTTGGTTGCACCAAACAGGTGCTGTTGACTGATCGCGCTAGCACCGGCAGCGTGACTTTGGAAGCCGTGACCATGGCAACCAAAAACTACTTCACTGCTGCTCTCAGCGACGGCACACTTGGCAACTTACTGTTCCAGCATGGCCAGACCGCTGGCAACATCATCGATTTCGCCTCCACCCGAGTCGATATTGGCGATGTGAGCTACAGCGATCAGGACGGCATCCATATGCTGAACATCCCGTACACCTGCGTGCCTAGCACTGCCGGCAACGACGAGTTCAGCCTGGTCTACACTTGATCGGTTGGACAGACGGACGAGGGGGGCCGCTAATGCGGCCCTTTTTTATCGGGTGTATGCTGTTGCAGTATCGCGTTCATTACGCATGGCATTTGTCCGTAAAAAGGTCAAGATTTTTAGCTGGCCTGTATCGATCGAGGAGCCCGCTGATGGCGGCACCTTTGATACGGCTACTTTTGATGCCAAGTTCAAGCGCGTGGGCCGCAAGGAGTTTCAGAAGCTTGGCGAGAAGGGCGAGCTAGATCTTTTGAAAGTGATCATGGTCGGCTGGGACGGCATTCTTGACGAGGAGGGCAAGGAAGTGCCGTTTTCGCTTGAGGCGATGCGTGAATTTAGCGATGACCCCTACTGGATCCGTGGCGTATTGAAGGCTTACACCGAGACCTTTGAAGGCGGCCGCCAGGGAAACTGAAGGATGCTGCCGTCTACTGGGCAGGCGGCGGCAAAAGGGTAGAAGATAAATCGGGCGAGGATGCTGCTGCATTTGGCATCGTCCTGCCCGAACAGCCGAAGGAAGAATCGGCTGATTTTGAAGTGTGGGATGAAAACTGGGACATTGTGATGATGTTCCTGCGCATGCAAACGCAGTGGACAACGACAATGGCCGGCTACATGGGGTTGCGATATGACGTGCTGCTGTGTGCTGGCGGGTTGTTCGACCTCTACAATGTGGACAATCGCCGCGAGATGCTTGAAGGTCTTCAGATAATGGAGGCCGCAGCATTAAGCGAATTGGCTAAGGGCTCGGATGGCTAGCAAGCAAGTCAGCGAAATTCTTGTCAGGCTTGGCATCCAAGGTCTTCAGGGCCTGGACAAGCTGAAGAGTTCGTTTCGCGAGCTTGAGAAAGCAATTGGTCCAAGCGAGCAAACAATTGACAGGGCTCGTCAAAGTATTATTGAATTTGGAGAGGCGGGTAATAGGAGCGAGCAGCTAATCAAGGGCCAGATTGCGGCGCTGAGGGGACTGCAAAATCAAGCAACGCAAAATGGAGAAGTTTATAAAAGCCTTGCTGCAGACATTAAAGGGCTAGAAAGTGTTGCATACGGAGCCACTTCTGCGGTTGAAGCTCAAAGAAAAGCGCTAACTGAATTTGGTCTTTCTGCAAATGCAACAGGGCTGCAAATTCAGCAAGCAACAAGCTTTTTAGCCCGCTTAAGAGGCGAGACAAGGGTTGATTCAGAAGCATTTGAAAATTTTGGCAAAAGCATTGCAGCTCTTGCCGATCGATTTAAAGCAGTTAGCCAGGAAGCTCAAAATTTTGCTAATGCACAGCAAAGGATAGTTCGTCCTATCGGCGCAACCTCTGCTGCAGCCAAACAGCAGATTCGCGACCTTGATCTTGTTACCGAATCTTTAAGGAGACAGCGTGATGAATTAGGAGCGCTTGAAGGCGCAGCTCGAATCAGAGTTGGTGCTACTGCTTTGGGGCAGCAAGGGGTGCCGACTGCTGGCCGACTTGGTTTTGAGCAGGCAGTAGCTGAGTCTCTTTTTGGTGGCGACATTAGAAAACTTTTATCCGCTAAAGATATTAAAGCGGCGCTAGATGAAGTTAAGAGAGAGATAGCTAATTTTCAACAAGAAATCGAAACGCAATTATCGCGCAAGATTCAAATCTCGTTTCAAGAAACTGCCAGGGCTGGCAGGGAATCTGCGCGTGCAATGGCGGCGGCTTTTTCTGATCCAGAGCTAATTAATGTTTTCAGTCAGTTTGATAAAAGGTTGGGCAAGCTACCCAATACAATTACAGGGCTCGAACAAGAATTGTCTGAACTAACAGTTCAATTGAGTAATGTTGAGAGAGGAGGCTCTCGTTATGTAGAAGTTTCCAATCGCATCGCAGGGATTCAAAAAGAGCTGCAACGAGAACTTACCGGTACGGCTGAGGCTTTTAAAAGGCTTGACATTGCTCAGGCAGGTGTTGAGCGTCGATCTGAAAAGCTAACAGGAATTCAAGAGTATTATCGCACGCAGGGTCCGCTTGCTCCCGGCGTTGGTGGGTATAGAGACCCCGCAACCGGCGCCATGATTATGGGGGGCGCGCGCACTCCAGGTCGAATTCGTGTTGACGAGGCTGCATACGCGACACCAATCGGTCCGCAACCATTCCCTGAAATGGGACGCCGCGCTCAGGAATCTATTGAGCGTGCATTGGGTGATGTTAATCGCATTTACGAAGACGCACGTATTCGACGTGTCGAAATTCAATCAAAATATGATCAAATTCAAATAGACAAAATGCTTGAAGGGCTTGACCTTGAGGGTCGAGTCAGAGAGCGAGGTTTCCGGGATGAGTTGGCTGCATTTGATCGCCAGCTTGAAGCCAGAGATCGAAAGCGTCGCGGTCGGCTTACGGCGGGACAAGCCGTTCAAGTAGCCGGTGCTGTAATCTCTGGCGGCATTTTTGGCGGCCCCGAAGGCTTCTTGGGCGGCGTTGGCGGCGCTGTCGCTGGATCTTTGATTCCAGGTCTTGGGACTGTAGGCGGCGCGTTTGCTGGCGCTGCTATTGGCGCTCAAGTGGGCGCATTCAGGCAGCAGCTTGGAATTGCCGCTGACTATGCGGCTCAGCTTGAGAAGCTCAGAATTGCATTGCGCAACGTAACAGAAAGTAGCACAGAATATAATCAGGCTCTTGATATTATTCGTCGATACAGC